TAGACAGCGAATATGAGTAATGACGACATACTGGGATCATCCTTACGGCTAACTGCCCATGAGATGGGCGTATGCAAGCGTGTAGGGGATGTTCTCCACAAGCACTACCCTGGACACCTTTGGGGTGTGAACATGCAGGATGGCCTTGTGCAGGTGATGAATTTCGCATTGTCTGGAAAGTGGGGATTCACACTCAAAGAGGAGTTACTGGATCCAGAGGATAGGAAGATCGTTATGGCAGGTGGTGAGTTGTTAGAGAGGTTCAAGGTCTCAAGAGGCAAGATGAACGCTAATGAGATGAACGACAAGATCCGTGATGCCAGAGGTGAAGTAATAGAGATGGACAATGGCTAAACCACAAGAAGCAATCCCGACGATGAGACAAGATCCTTGGTTGGAGACTGCCAGATCTGCCTTTGAGTCATCAAGTGACTGGTATGACGGCAATCTGAGGAAGCAGTGGGAGAGGAATCTCTCAATGTTCCAGAGCAAGCATCCAGCAGGATCAAAGTATTTCTCAGGTGCATACAAGCATAGAGCCAAGGTATTCAGGCCAAAGACCCGTGCAAATGTAAGGGCGAATGAGGCCGCTTGTGCCAGTGCATTCTTCTCCACAAGTGATGTGGTGAGTATTAAGGCACAAAATGACAATGATCCAGCACAGCAAGCCAGCAGTGAGATCATGCAGGAGTTGCTCAACTACCGTCTAACGAAGAGCATTCCGTGGTTTTCTACGGTAATTGGGGCATATCAGGATACTCAGGTGATGGGTATTGTCTGTTCCAAGCAACATTGGGATTACGAGGAGAGGCGTACTACTGAGAAAGAGCAGGTGGTCAATATGGACGGATCCCCGTTCATTGATCCAGAGACAGGAGAGCCTGCAAGTCAGTCAGTAGAGAGCGTAGAGGTTCTGATTGATGAGCCTAAAGTAGAGCTGATCCCACCAGAGAATATCAGAATAGATCCGGCCTCAGATTGGCAGGATCCAGTAAACAGTTCTCCATATCTGATCAGACTTGTCCCTATGTATCTCGGAGAGGTCATAGAAAAGATGAGTGTTGAGGATACCAAGACTGGGGAGCCGAAGTGGAAGAAGCTCTCAGAGGAGCAACTGCTTTCAACTGTAGCATCAGATGCATATGACTCTACCCGTAGTAAGAGGGATAGAGATCGTACAGACAGCCGGAAGAAGGGTCAGGAGATCAATGAGTTCTCTACGATCTGGGTGCATGAGAACATTGTTCGCAAGGACGGCAAGGATTTCGTATATTGGACTGCTGGGGTTGAGTATATGCTCACAGACCCCAAACCAATTGAGGATGTTTATCTTCACGGCAAACGGCCTTATGTGATTGGTTGCTCTACTATCGAGACTCACAAGGGTTTTCCTGCTGGTATTGTGGAATTAACCCAAGATCTACAGACTGCTGCAAATGATATACAGAATCAGAGGTTCGATAACGTATCACTGGTTCTGAACAAGCGTTACAGGGTACGCAGAGGGTCTAATGTAGATCTTAACGCCTTGATGAGGAATACCCCTGGTGGGGCAATCATGATGAATGATCCGGCAACAGATGTGCTGGTTGATTCAACCCCTGATGTAACTGGATCCTCATATTCTGAACAGGATCGCATCAATGCTGACTTTGATGAGCTGGCAGGATCATTTAGCGGTTCATCTGTAGGGACTAACAGACGGTTGAACGAGACAGTGGGCGGTATGTCCATGATGTCCAGTTCAGCCAGTCAGATCACAGAATACTCTCTCCGTGTCTTTGCAGAGACGTGGGTAGAACCTGTACTGCGTCAATTGGTTCATCTGGAGCAGGCGTATGAGACCGATGAGACGGTTCTGGGGATTGCCTTAGAGCAGGCGGGAGCATATCAGAAGTATGGCGTAGATCAGGTTACAGACGATCTGCTGCAACGTGAATTGACTGTATCGGTAAATGTTGGGGTAGGTGCTACCAATCCTCAGCTCCAGCTTGAGAAGTTCATGTATGGTCTGAATACCATTGCAGGTATTCCAGAGATGATGAGCAGGGTCAAGATCGAGGAGATCACTAAAGAGGTCTTCGGCAAGCTGGGGTATAAGGATGGATCCCGCTTCTTCATGTCTGATGAGGAGATCCAGAAGAAGATGCAGGAGCAGGGAGAGGCTCCACCAGATCCAAACATGATGAAACTTGAGGTTGATCGTCAACGTCTGGAGCTTGATGCTCAGAGGATGAATCTTGATGCCCAGAAGATGCAGATGGATGCAGAGTCCAGACAATTAGAGGTATCGGTTAATTCAGAGCTGAAATCAGCAGAGCTGAACATGGATCGAGAGATAGCGATGGCCAAACTCGCTCTTGAGGAAGACATGACAATGGCTCAACTGGTGGCAAAACTGCAACTGGAACGAGAGAAGCAAGGGCTTGCCACACTTGGTAATCGGCTAAAGCAGATCGGTGATGAGAGAAAGAGTGCCTTGGATCTGATGAAAGAGAATACCAAACGGCAGGAGATGGCCTTGAAAAGGCAGATGGGGCAAGGAATCTAGGTGAATAAAACAGCAGATGAGATGACCCCAGAGGCGGTAGAGGATCTCTACTTTGCCGAGGCCAGACTTGGTGTAGAGATAGAGAAATTCTTACCAACTAATGTTGGGCGTTACCTTGTAGGTAGGGCAGAACAGGAGTTGATGGAAGCACATCAGGCTATGGAAAACTGTAGTTCTGATGAATTGAAAGAGTTACAAAACAAGGCGTGGAGAGCGAAGAGTTTTGTAGATTGGTTGGCAGAGGCGATCAGTAATGGCCGTTCTGCTGAGTTTGAGTTGACTAAGCAAGAGGAAATTTATAGTGACTAACAGTGATGCTATCCGAGAGGACGTATCAGAAGAGATGATTGAAAATGCTTCTGATGCAACGGAAGAGAGTGCAAAACAGGAAGATCCTGTAAAGCAGACAGACAATGTGATTACAGATCCCCGATTGGTGGAGATGGAAAAGATTGCCGAGAAAAACCGAAGTAATGAGGAGCAGGTTGCTGTAGAGGAACCTGATGAAGAGATTACGGCTGAAAAGCCGGAAAACCCTCCAGTTTTTAAGGAAGATGGAGTCTGGAAGACCCGCACAAAGGTCAATGGGGAAGAGGTAGTAGTTCCCTATGATGACGTAAAGATGCGGTATCAGAAAGGCACTGCTGCCGACAAAAGACTGGAGGAGGCCGCTGTTAGAATGCGGCAGGTCGAGGCTAGGGAAGCCCAGCTTCGACAAGTCCAACAGCAGTTGGAGCAACAAAAGCAGCTATCCGCAAAGGACGCTGCTAGGTCTGTGCTATCCGCAAAGGACGCACAAAAAGCAACTGGAGTTAAAGAGGTAATTGATGCCATCTACTCTGGTGAAGAAGAAGAGGCGGTGAATGCGTTAGGTACATTGATTGGAAATCTACAGGGGCATGGACAAGAGAAAAAAGAGTCCGTTACCCCAGATCAGATCGTGAACTTGGTGGAGAACCGAATCGCTGAGAGAAATGCTGAGATAGATCGCCAGAATGCAATTTCTGAGTTCAAAAAGGAGTTTCCTGAGATCGCAGAGGATTCTCGACTGTGGGAGATCGCAGATCGTGAAACCATTGCCGTATTACAGGAAATGCCAACAGCTACTGTCCATGACATTATGGAAGAGGCTGGTAAAAGAACCCGTGCGTGGATGTCTAAGTATGAACCTCAGGCAGCCAATACTGCCAAGGCTGAAAAGAAAAGGCAGTCCGCTGGCAATGTCAGTGGTAAAAATGTCCGTGCCTCGCTCGGTGAAGATGAGCCGCCTCCAATGACGGCCTCTGACATCATCAATGAGATGAGATCAGCACGGGTTTCGTGAGACCTAGCAGAAACTTTAAGGAGAATTTATTATGGCAGGTCAAGTATGGGCAACCTCCAGTCTTGGTGGTTACATGTATGCGGACAATTTGTCCAAAGATTTGCGTATGGCGGTACAGCCGCTCACACGCTTCCGTCAGTTCGCTGACATTAAAGACGCAGCTCATCAGGGGCTGAATAAGGGTGATACCTTCCATTGGAATGTATACGGCAATGTTGCCACCCAGGGTACTACCCTGACAGAGGGTACTGCTATTGCAGAGACCAGCTTTACAATCACACAGGGAACTTTGACTGTTGCTGAATACGGTAACTCAATTCCTTTTACTGAGAAGCTGGATGATCTTTCTGAGCATTCTGTTAAGGAAGTTATCAACAAGGTATTGAAGAATGATGCAGCAAAAGCACTGGATACTGCGGCAGCAGCTCAGTTTGATGCAGCTAATCTTCGTATGGTTGGTACTACTACAGCGGCAGCTACGCTGACCACTAATGGTACTGCAACAGCAACCAACACCTCAGCGTTGAACACCTACCATGTGAAGAACATCGTAGACACCATGAAGGAGCGTAATATCCCTTCATACCAGTCTGGCGACTACTTTTGCATTGCGTGGCCTTCGACTCTCCGTTCACTGAAAAACTCACTGGAGACTATCCATCAGTACACCAGTGAAGGCTTCGGTATGATCATGAACGGTGAGATTGGTCGTTACGAGGGTGTTCGCTTCATCGAGCAGACTAACATTGCCAAGGGTACTGGTATGGGTACTGATGCCTCTAGTACTTGGTCTGGTGGCCTCTCTGATTGGGCGGTCTTCTTCGGTGAGGATACCGTTGCAGAGGCGATTGCGAACCCAGAGGAAGTACGAGGCAAGATCCCAACTGACTACGGGCGTAGTCGTGGTATCGCTTGGTACTATCTCGGTGGTTTTGGAATTGTCCACACCACAGCCGCAGAGTCCCGAATCCTGATTTGGGATAGTGCAGCGTAAGGAGGTTAATCATGGCTAAAGTAGTGGGTGACACAGGTCACAACATGAAAACAGGCTTTACTGGTGAAAAACTTGTTGGTGGAGGTGTTGAAAAAGGCACTGCCAAGAAGTGTAGCCAGAAGCAGCCTGAAAATGGCGCACACGCCAAGGGGAAGATTCGTTACAGCGAATAATCCTTTTGGTGATTAACCTTAATAAACCCCCTCTTTTGAGGGGGTTTTTATTTGGAGTAATAGTTATGAAGCAGAATAACAAAGCTGGATTTACCGAAGCTATGAAGAAGAGCAAAGGTGATCAGGGAAGTGTTAAGTGCAAGATGGGGGATCTTAATCCTCATAAAGGCTATTCAGATGCAGAGCATCAGGATATACCAGAGATTATTGGTATGATGGGAATCATCAGGCGTAAAGGGATGGGTCGATGAGGTTTGATCCAAGTAAACCGTTTGCAGAACTGTTTGGAGAGGTTCCTTTTGAAGGGGCGAAATACGAACAGGGAGGTAAATACTTCAAGGCCAATGGTGAAGAGGCGAAGAATGAGGCAGAACCTATCTCAGCACCGGAACCTGAGAAACTTGAAGAGATGACCAAGGACGATCTGTTGCGATATGCGTTGAATGTGTATAACAAAAAGCTGGATAAAAGACGTACTTGGGATGCAATTCTGCAACAGGTAAAAGACCTACAGCCAGAATGAAGGTAGTACGGGTTGATGAAAGTAAATCGTGGAAGGAGCAGGATCTAGGGGGGAAACGCCCTGAGAAGTCTGTTTGTGTATCACGGTACGGTGCGATTGGGGATGTATTGCAATCCACTACTGTCTTCAAGCTGTTAAAGGAAGAGGGGTATTACGTTTGCTTCAACTGTAAGGAGCCGGGATACAACTTGATTAAACATGATCCGTATATTGATGAGGTACTTATTCAGCCTGATAAGTTCGTCAGGAATGACACTGAGGTATCGGAGTTAAGCGATTATTGGAACAAACTGGCAGAGAATTTTGACCGATTCATCAACCTGTCTGAGGTAGTAGAGGGGCAACTCCTCGCTATGAAGGATAGGAAGGAGTACCTGTGGAATCAGGAAAAGCTCCATGAAGTGATGAACGTCAATTATCACGAAGCGATCCATGATCGTGCTGGACTCCCACATATATTTAATTCCCAGTTCTTTCCTTCTGAGGAAGAGAAGAGGTGGGCTAAGGCCAAGCGCAAGAAGATGGGTCGCAAGAACTTTGTGGTCATGTGGTCACTGGCCGGATCCAGTGTGCATAAGGTATGGCCTTATACAGACATCATTATTGCAAGACTGATGCTGCACTCCCCAAACATCAAGGTAGTGCTGGTAGGAGATAAAGCCTGCCAGATCCTTGAGGGTGGTTGGGAGAATGAGAAACGAGTATTGAGAAAGAGTGGTCGCTGGAGTATCCGGCAATCCCTCACATTTGCAGAGGAGTGTGATCTGGTCATCGGTACAGAGACCGGACTGTTGAACTCAGTTGGACTAAGGGATATGGCAAAGATCTGCTTTCTATCTCACTCCAGTATAGAGAATTTGACTAAACACTGGAAAAACACAATTTCACTGGAACCCAAAGGGGTGGATTGCTATCCATGCCACCGCTTACATATGGAAGGGTTCCGTACCTGTTATCGAGACGATGAGACAGGTGGGGCTAAATGTGCAGCAGCTATTTCGGCTGATACTGCGTGGAATGCGATTCTTGAGGTTATGAAATGACATATTTGGAGTTATGCCAGAAGTTCCGTAGAACATCCGGGATCTCAGGATCAGGGCCATCTGCCGTTACAGGTCAGACAGGTATTGCGGAGCTGATCGTTGATTGGATTGCTGATGCAGATCAGTTGATTCAGGAACAGTGGTTCAATTGGGGGTTCATGTGGGGATCCAAAACCTTCAATACGGCTGCAAGCGATAAAGACTATACGCTTAGTGATCTGAGTTTAGCTACGGGTAGCGGTGCTTTGAATAACTGGGATGATACCTCGTTTGTAGTGAGTCCAACTGCCGATTCTTACCAGAGATTGAAAAAGTTGGAGTACAAGGAGTATAGAGGGAATTATAAACTGGGGACGGTTCCTACAGGCAAACCTACTCATGTGGTAATTCAGCCAGATAACTCTATTGTTCTTTATCCAACCCCTGATGCAGTCTATTCGATAAGTGCTGATTATTATAAGAAGCCAACCAGATTGGCAGCGAATACAGATACCTCTCCAATACCTACTCAGTATCAGGATGCGATTATCTATCGTGCCAAGCTGATGTATGCAGAATATGAGGAGATCCCTAATCTGTATCAATCAGCATCTATAGATTATGACAGGATCATGCAGGCATTACAGGCACACTCACTGCCTGATATGCACTTGGAGCGTAGATCAGATAACAGTGACTACGATTTGACCGTAAAAGTGGAATAACAGCCGTATGATCAAGTCAGTAAAGATCCCCCTTGGTGGAGGGCTGGATAAAGCCTCACCTGCCACTGGAACCAATCCCGGACGGCTAATCACGGCAGAGAATATCGAGTGTAAGCGTAAGGGCGGGTACAGGCGACTGTTGGGGTACACCAAGTTTGATACCAACCAGATCAGCGGAACAGGGCAGATCCTCGGAGTCTGGATCTACAACAACAAGGTCTACGCATTTCGTAATGTTACAGGGGGTGCGACTGCAACCATGTGGGAGTCCACAGGGACTGGCTGGACTGCCAAGAAGACCGGACTGACTCCGGGAGGTAGTTACGAGTTTGTGAACTACTCCTTTGCTGGAACCGAGAAGATGTACGGGGTTGATGGCAAGAACAAGGCGTTTCAATGGGACGGGACTACATGGACGGATTTGACTACAGGGATGTCAACCGACACACCCTCCCATATTGCAGCCCACAAAAAGCATCTGTTCCTCTCGTTTGATAACTCCATTCAGCACTCTGGTACAGGAGATCCTACATCCTGGACACTGAAATCAGGGGCAGCAGAAATAGCTGTAAACAAGGACATTACCGGATTTGCCAAGCTGGTTGGTGGCGTACTGGCGATCTTCACCGAGAACGGGATCTCTACGCTGTCTGGTACGAGTTCGGCAGACTGGACGGCAGAGGATCTTACGGAACATGGCAACAATGCTGGAGCGGTAGCGGGGTCTATTCAGCAGATGGGCGGTAATGTCCGTTTCATGGACAGCCGTGGTATTGCTGACTTCTACACCTCACAGAAGTTTGGTGACTTTGAAGACTCCCTGATCTCTACAGATGTAGAGCCTCTGATTGAGGGCAAGTGGAGAACAGTCACAACCTCAACCGTAGTAAAGGAGAAGAACCAGTATCGGATCTTCTTCACGGATGGAACTGGGCTGATTCTGGTCTTTGCCAACCAAGGGGTGATGATAACCAAGCTGCGATTTGATGATGTGGTGCAGTGTGTTTGCCAAGGTGAGGATAGTAACGGAAACGAGCTGATCTACTTTGGTTCTGACGATGGGTACGTCTATCAGATGGAGAGTGGTAACAACTTTAATGGGGGCAACATTCTGGCTCTGCTAGATACTGCCTACACCAATCTGGGGGGTCTATCCCACATCAAGCGATTTAGACGTATTCGTGCAGACATTCAATCCTCTGGAACAGTAACAGTGAACTTTATCGGTGACTACCGACTGGGTTCAGAGGGGTTGCCAAGGGAGGGGCGACTATCAGCAGATTTCCCAGAGGGGCAGAACCCTCTCGGCTCAGACGCAACTCTGGGTACAACTTATTTAGGCGGAGTCCCCATTAACGAGGGGCTTGTGCGTGTGACTGGACGAGGCGATTGGGCCTCATTCCGGTTTTATTCAGACAGTTCGTCAGACCCTATTTGGGAGATTGACAGCCTGACAGTTGAATTTCTGCTCGGCAGACAACGGAGATAATAGATGACAACGTATTTCAGTAACACCAAAGTCGATAATATTGATTACATTGAGGCTCAAGACCTTGAGGACATTGAGACTGGGTTTGCCAATGTAGACAGCGACAAGGCTAACAAGGTATCCGGGGCAACTAACGGCAATCTAGCTGGAGTTAATGCCAGTGGCGATCTTACCGACTCTGGTTATGATGTAAAAGATGAAGACACGATGGTATCTAATGATGCCACTGCGGTTGCAACCCAACAGAGCATCAAGGCTTATGTAGACTCCCAAGTAACAGCGCAAGACCTAGATTTTCAGGGGGATAGTGGTGGTGCGTTGAGTATTGACCTTGATAGTGAGACCTTCACCCTGTCAGGTGGTACTGGTATTGATACTACAGGTTCACTCAATGATTTGAGTATAGCCATCGACTCTACTGTGACTACCCTTACCGGGACACAGACTCTTACCAACAAGACTGTCACCAGCCCTACAATCAACACTCCTACGATCACTGGCAATACCACATTCAGTGACGGAGCATATAACTTCAATATTGCCTCCCATGACGGGACTAACGGCCTACAGTTGGGCGGCACACTGGTCACATCCTCGGCAACAGAACTCAATCTTCTTGACGGCATTACTGCGATCAAGGATGAGGACAATATGCTTAGTAACAGTGCAACGTCACTGGCTACCCAACAGTCTATTAAAGCCTACGTGGATGCTCAGATACTGACTGAGGACACACTGGCTGAACTGAACGACACCTCACTCACCACCCCGGCTGACAGC